CTGACAAATCAGCACAAGAATTTTGCTTGACGTGCTTGAAGGCGTGATTGATGCCGTCAAGGTTGTGTCGGTAAAAGTTGTACTAGCAACAATCACTTCTGTGCTTGTAGTGGCCGAAACAACCTGCTTGACAAGGTTTAAGGTGTTGCCGCTGGTGTTTTGAAGCGTGTTGACTTTAAGTGTGCTCATTGGTCAATCCCCGAAAAAGGCAGCATTTACTTCATCTACTTCCTCATGATTATTACCTGTATTAACAGATTGAAGATGATATTTTGATACCGTTGGCGTCCCTTTGCCCGATATAAGTCTCCCGCCTCCACCAGAATTTGCTCTAGCGTGGGTAACGGTGCAGTAATTAGCATTTGCAAAATTACTAGTAAAATTCACCTCATAATTTGCAAAGGACACATCCGTCAAAGAAGAAACATTGAAGCTGTCTCTAATTGCTGGAGTATCTCTGCCGTTAAAGTTTACCCACGCTTTTGCCGTGCCAGAAGCAATCCCGGCAGGTGTCGAGCTGTTGTTGCCCGACGTGTCTTGGATAGTGGCGACCTTAAGTGTGCTCATTGATTAATCCGAAAAAATAGAAACTGTAACAATGTTTTTATTGGTATAGTCTCCATTAATTGTTTTCGTAGTGCGCATCGTAAATGCGCTTGCAGTCGGGGCTGTACCACCGTGTGCTGAAAGAATTGTCTCGTTGCCACTGTCTCCGTCTGAAGAGGTATTGCCTGCAAAACAGTAATTGGCATTGGCCATTGATGTTGAAAAATTCATGGCATACCTACCTGTATCAATATCAGTTATCGAACTGACATTAAAGTCATCTCTTATAGCGACTGTGCCGGTCCCGTTGAAACTGACCCATGCCCTGCAAAGCTGGCCAACCTCCGTCCCAGAGCTGTTCTTAAACGTCGGAGCGCCACTCCCCGTGTTTTGTACGTTGGCTGCCTTGATCGTGCTCATCTCAAACCACCGTCCAAGTGGCCCCGGAACTTACCGTCACGGTAACACCGCTGGCAATAGTTATCGGCCCTGCTGACATTGCATTTAGAGTTCCGGTCAAAGTGAAGTCAGCGCTGACTGATTGACCGTTTGTGTAAAACACCTGATCCGTTCCAGAGCCAGTTGCTCCGCCGCCAAGCTGACCCCACGCTGATCCGCTGTACCCCTCATACCTAGACAGCGTTGAGTTGTACCGGATCATCCCGTTGTTGGGACTGCCTGGGCGCTCTGCAGTCGTACCAACCGGGAGGTCAAGCACCCCAGTGCCGCTCAGCAATACGTTGCCGCCAAACGTCGCTGTCCCGGTAAAGGTCGGTGATGCAGCAAGTGCAAGGCCCAGATTTACTGAGCCAACGCCGCCAACAGCACTGACGTTGACGTAAGCGTTATTTGCGCCGTTTCTAATTTTGAGGGTGTCATCCCCCGTGTCCACATACCACTGGTGAGCAAAAGTGGTCGCTGGATCGGTTGAGTTGCTGTTATTGCTGGCAATAGCTGACAGCGCATTATTTAAGTCAGCACGGAATGCCGAACCGCTTTGGTTGGCTAATGAATAGTCACTTGTGCTCACCGACCCCTAGCCCGCGCTTTCTGACACTTTACCCGGCCTTGCCAAACCCGGTAGCCATGTAATCGAAGTTGCGGTCAACGATTGCGTCACTGCTGTTTTTGAACGTCACCGTGAAGCCGGTGCGCGAAATGCTGGACAACTCGAAGTAATCGCCTGTCGCCATGTTCTGAGGCGTGATGCCGATTGTGGGCAAGGCGCTGTTTGCTCCACCAAGCGTGCTAGTGCCCGTGAAAAAGGCATTCGCAAACGTGACGGCTTTGGCTGACGTGCCACTGGCGATAGTCGAAGAGCTTTGCTCTGTCCGCTGCTGCAGCTCAGCCACGTAGCCCAGCTCATCCACCAACACGTTCTGTGCTGTGTCGTCTGACGTGAGAATGACTTTGAACTGGAACGCCCGTGCTTTTAACACGCCATTGGCCAGCGGTTGCCAATCGGTGTAAGTGGGGCTGCTGCTTGGGTTGTCGTCAGTCCTTCGCACATAAAGCTCAGCATTAACGTCATCAACCACAGCGCCATCAATGTCCGTCCAAGTGTCGATATTTTCTGTTCTGTCGTCCCAGGTGTCGCTTGGGTAGATGCCACGCGAAACAATCCGACGCTCCAAATCCAAGCTGTAGATCGCCTCAAGATCCAGGGTGTCTGCAAATTGATATTCACCAGTTGCCTTTACGTCGCCGCCAGAGCTGGACAGAATCAACGCGTCGAAGGTTGAGTTGTACTCCGTGTCTGTCTTTGTGCCGCTAAACGGTGTTGGCGAAATCTGATCTTCCCTTTGACTGGCTACGCCAAAGAAGGTCTGCGTAATTGGCTTGTCAACAATAACGCTGGCTTCCGTGGCGCTCTTTCTACCGCCGTCATCTTCAAACTTGACCAGATACTCACCTTCAATCAGCGGCACGGTTGCCTCTGTTGAGTTACCTGCGATGGATTGAATCAAATCTGTGCTGTTGCTCCATGTCGCGCTGCCGTCAGTGAGGTTGTTGTGACGGATGTGGACTTTGCCGCTGACCTTTACATCAAGGTCAACAGCCTCGTCCCAGCGCAACCGAGCACTGTTGTAGCTCTGAGGCTCTAGCGACAGGTTGAGGACGTTGCCAGGGATTGCGGTTTTGCCCGCAAGCGTGAACGTCTGTGATGTTGTAGGGCCTGTTTTGCCAACAAAACTTTTAGCAGTTATCTGTAGCTCAAAAGATCCGGATTTCAAGCCTCTGACTTGCAACGACTGTGTTTGGGTTATTTCTTGCTCAAAGTTGCCGCTGTTTAGACGATACTTAACCACGAACTCTTGCACATTTGTTATGGGGCTTTTCCACGTAATGTCCACGCCGGTGCGAACTGTGCTGCCGTCTTCATACAGAAATTCAGTCACCGCGATGTCAGTAACTGCGTCAGGCGATGCTGAGATATTTGTGATGTCCCGCTGCGTCAGGTTTAGATCCTGTTCAACAGCGTTGTAGATGCTTTCGTTGTACTTGAGTGCAGTAACGCTAAAAGCACCAGCCTCTCCCTCAGCGACTGACACAACACGGAATTTCTGCGATTGAATATCAGTGGTTTGAATTAACCATGGAGCATTGACTGCAGGCGCTTCGCTGAATGCCTCAGTGACATTTACAGCGGTGCCATCGATAGTGTCGATATCCCGCGTTTCGACTAAGCCAGTTGGCAAAATTACAGAAACAGTGGGACCGTTGCCCATGTTGACATCTAAATCAGTTTCACTGTCAATCGTTATCTGAGTAGTTGTGGCAGAAGAAACGCGGCCGTTCCTGCGCGTTCCGCCACGCAAGGGGTCTGCAATGTCTACAACCATGCCAGGTCGCAAAACAATGCCTGAATCAATACCAATAGCAAATGTGCAAGTTTCGTATAAATCTTGTTCGCTCAACAACGTCCACTTTCCAAGTCTGTTAGCCTGCCCTTGCGAATAGCAACCAACTGCCTTGATGTCTTTGTTGTTGACGCCATATTTTGAAACTGCGTTTTCGTCTTCAACGTATTCAAAAGAGACCTCGCCTTGCTCTTCATAGCTTTGATAAGCAACAGTCGCGCAAGTATGCCTACTACGGACAGATGATCCTGAATAAGAAAACAACCCCTCAATAACATTTGATGGTCCTAGCGTGTATTGAGCGTCAGATGGCTTGTCCTGCAAAAGCGCGAGCGACCCAGCACCGTAATAAGAAATCCCTCTAAAAATACTGGTCATCTCTTGGATAACGTTATAAACTTCCCTGCGCGAATTGATTAAAAGATTGCAACTGAATCGCGGCTCTTCACCACCTTTGCCGTCATCAACCAACTCGTTGCAGTATTGACTAATTGCAAAAAAGTCATAGCGATCAAGTGAAGATTCAGGCACGGAACACCCAAAGCGGGTGTCTGTAAGCAAATCGAATAAGCACCACGCGGGATCGTTTGTCCAAGTTGCTGCAGAAAAGGTGCCATCCCATATGCCGGAATACGTGATTCTTCCAAGATGGGTTGTTGTGTCAACGGTTGCGTTGCTGGGGATCCTGACTTTGATGCCCCGAATCAGATACTTGCGCTGCGGAATTGAATTGAATTG